ACACAAATTCGGTCATAATTTTCATCACTAATAATCGATTCATCGAGTTGATAATAAAGAAAAGAATGAACTAAAAATTGGCGAATAAGCATATCAATTTTCATTTTACCTTTATAAACATAAAATGCTTGAACCAAGGTTTGTATCCAGTGAGTATCCAAATAATTATATTTTTTCTTGTCTGTAGTTCTTTGACCCAGCCAACTGGCGCTTCTTGAATCAAATGATTCATTCTCACCGAATGGCCGGGCTTATACTCTACATTTTTTGTCTTTTGGTACAACCAAAGCCGATATAATATAAACATTAGCTATTGAATTGTTTTTCAAATTCACGAAGACGTTTCCAGACTGAAATCAATTCGACAATTTTCAGCCATGAACGAATGATATATTGTAAAGACTCTGCTACCTTTCCAAAGGCTCTCACGGTCTGCGACACAATGCCTAATGTAATTCCACCAGCAACAATAGTTGGTGCTAATGCCGCATAAGGAACTATAACCATTCCTTGAAGATAACTCCACTTAGCAATATTAAAATAAAAATAATGAAGATATGATTTATAGTGTATTGTTTGAACATTTTGAAATAGATGAAAGATTTTTACATTATCTGCTTTCGTTTCATCATCTTCTCCATAGACAAGTTCTTTACGATAACTTGCTTCTTCCTTTTGAATATCATATTCAATACCAGGAAGTTTTGAACCAACCAAAGATAATAAAACTGTTCCACCTAAGGCAGTTGTGAGAGCAACCCAAACAAGACCATGGTCAACTTCACCGAAATAAGGAAGTTCAGTCACACTTTTTGAAAGACCATAAAGAATTGGTACAAAAGCGAACAACATCAAAATTGATTCGAGCAAACCAACACCGAGGTCTTCTGTCAATCTTGCAAATTTTAGTGTGTCCTCTTGAACTCGTTGAGAAGCACCTTCAATTTTTCTTGCCTTTTGCCAGTTTTCCTGATAATAATCTGCCATTGACCTTCGCCAACGAAAACAATAATGATTCACAAAGAATCCATTGAATACAACGTTGACTACAATATAGATTGCGGCAATTTCGAAGAAAGTATAAAGAGAGCCATAAAACTCTTCAATTGATACAGCATTTGGAGTAGACAAGGCTTTTTGTAACATATCATAAAATTCACCAAACCAAGTATTTATTAGTGTATCAAGATAAACAGAATACGAAACAGAACCTAAAATAACTAACGTGCCTAAGATGGACCAATGCCAGTAAGACTTGTCGAGAAAGAAACGAAACATAATATTCTCCAAAGAAAAATTATATAGAACAATTCAAGGATGCGACAAATCTATTTATGAGGGTTCTTAATCATAAAGAACGGAGTAGTGGAGAATATAAGAGGGAATATTTTCATCAAGAATTGGATCAAATCTTTCATTCAATTCGACGCCACCAAAAATCACATTTTGTTTTTTTGTGATTGTTTCGGCAAACTCAATGCAACTTTCTAAACTTTTTGCGTGATGACGTCGAGTAAGAAAAGGAATTCCTTCAGCAATTCCAGAATTTGAATCAGTAAATCCATAGAACAAGTGTTGAATTGATTTTGAAAGTTCTACTTCAAATTTTTCATCAAACTCATCCTGAATTTCTTTTGAAAAATTCTTATTATACATTTATTTTCTTTCTAACTCAATTTGTCTTGTAGTTAGAGTGACGAGCAGTGAACGTTGCTTTTCTTCTTTTTTTCGATATTCGTCTAAGACTTTTGCAAACTTTCCGTGCTTTTCGTAAATTGAATCATCTTTTGAGCGAATTGCTTGGCTAAAATCTTTTTGTGCTTGACCAAGAACCTTTGATGTTTCTTCCATATCACGAACAAGTGATTGAACTTCTCTTCGAATCCAATCAATGTCTTTTGTTTTTGACGCCTGAAAATTTTTGATTTTCATTTTCGTGTCATCAAGAAATTTCTCATCAAGCAATTCTTCATTCGATTGTTGAGTTGCTTCAATGATTTGATCTGCAGATTTACAATATTCAATAAAAGTTTTCATATTTCCTTTGATTATTTTGATTCTTCAACTTTTTCTGTGAGAACGGAAAGGTCAACATTTTCCTGTGCATAATTGTAAGCATTTTTTGTTACAGTCTCAAGCACAGACCGCAAATCATCAAATTTATCAGGAGCATAGATTGCTAGAGCAATGAACGCACCGATAACCATATATGAAAGATTACGAAGCATCGCAATAATACTGAATATACCAAACATAGTCCACCTTCTCATTATTTAGTTTTTGAATGGTGTAAGAGAATTTCTTACTCGAGAAGATCTTATCAGACTGGTAGGAAAAGTCAAGTGGAAAAGTGGCATTTCTGCCACTTTTTTGAAGAAGGATTAGGCTTCGGCAAGACCTTCAAAGAAGCTCAACTCATCATCATCACTGCTGGGCTTTGCTTTTGGTTTGCTGGGCTTTGTCACACGATTGGATTTCGGACGAATTTCTTCAACTTCATCCTCATCTTCATCAACTGTCAGTTTGGATTCTGTCTTCTCAGGTGCTGAGGTCGCTTGTCCTGAGATTTTTTCGAATCTTTCTTTCAATTCATCATAGGACTTATAATAGTCAGGAGCAATGAATTCCTGCAAGGAATGTTGTGAATTCCAAATCTCTTCGACTTCAGTCTCATCTTCTGAGATTGCAGAAGGCTCATCGAAAGTTGACATATCATAGTTGACATAGCCAGCCTTTTTTCGCATTCTTAATCGGAAGTTGCAGCCTTCAAAGAAATCAAACACATCAACCGGCTCTTCTGGTGTCATGTCCTTGAATTCTGGCTCTGGTGGATTGATCTTTTTGTCAATAAATTCAAAGATTTTTGCACCATATTGAAACAAAAACACTTTACCTTCGTTGTCTGGATTTACAGTATCCTGAACTACATAAATGTTTGAGATGTATTTCAGTCTTCGCTTGCGAGAACGAGCAAGGTCTTCATTTTCAGAACCACCCTCATTCCAGAGTTGATTGTTTGCTTCACAAATAGGACATTTCTCTCCGATGCTGGTAGGACAGTTGTCAATCAACCAACCTTGGGTTCCCTTGAACTCATGTCGATAATACTTTGCCCACATGATTTCGTCATTCTTCGCTTCGGGAAGAAAACGAATAATTGCAGAACCATTACCATCCTTTGATTCCAAACGCCAGAAACGATTGTCCTCATAAGAACTACCCTTTGTCGATTCTTTCTCGAGTTGAGATTGAACTCGAGACAGTCTGTCTTTTCTCTTTGCCATCATTGTCTTAAAATCCATAAATTCTCCTTGATAGAATTGTAAACGAAATCCAACACCTAAGTATATCACATTCAAAATGGTTTGTCAAGTAAAAAAGATCTCCTTAGTAATATTTTTTAGGTCTTCTCGATCTTGAGATTTGATAAAATATGAAATCTTCTTTAGTCGCTGGTTCAGTTTTGGGAAATAAATGTTCTCTGTGATTCTTTCTTCCATCTTTTTCGAAAAACAAAGGACATCATTCAAATAATGAACAGTCTGTGGAAAAATCTCATTACGAATCAGCATTTTATAAATCAAAGGTATTTGTTGGTCTTCAATTCGAAATAATTCATCTTTTGAAAGATTCTTTTTCTTCAGTAAGTTTTGAATTTCTACCAGTTCTTTCTCAAAAAAATACTTTGGAGATTTCTGATAGCCATTCCAATAGCGCCAGACTGAAAAATAATCTTCAGTTGTAAAATAAGTTAGATTGACTCTTGGATTAAAAAATAGTGCAGGAATAAAAAAATCTGGAAAATCAGTTTTTTGTTTTCCATTTGCAATCACTGTATATAAGTGAAGGTCGGAAAAGTTATCTTTCTTGACCTTTCCGTTAAATTTACCGTAATGATATGTCTTTGAACTAAAATGTAATTTGACTGCGAGATAACATTCTTTAACTTCATCGGGCTCCGCCAAAGAAGTTTGAAATCTTCCTCGTAGATTTTGGTAAGAAGTGCAGTTTCTCAAATTCCTCTCTCAAATCTGATTTCAGTTTTCCTGAAACAAATGGTGCAATTGATTCGAATTCAATTGTTCGTTCATCACAAAATTGAATTAGAGTTTCGATTAGACTTTGATTTGTTTTTTCCTGTAGGACATAAATTTTTTTCTGAAAACTTTCAATTGTTTCAAACAACTGGCCTCCTCATTCACTTTGTTGATTATCATTTTTTTGAAGTGCCTCCTCATAATATTCAATAATTTTTTGCTGTTGAACAAGATAACGTTTGATATCCGCCATATTCAAAGCAAGGTTTTCATAATCTGGAACTTCGACTACATAAAATACCCATTTCTCACCAAGTTGTTTTTCAAATCTCGGAATCAATGAACCAAGATTATCTGGTGTGACAACATACCAATTGACGCCATTGAGTTTCAATGGCTTTGGGCGAGGTTGAATTGGAACATTTTTCTCGACGAATTTTGTTTCAACAACAACCTTGGGTTCTGGTGTCGGATCTGCTGAAGAAAGAAAACTACAACTACCAACGAAAACTGAACTAAGGATTAGAAGTGATTTCTTCCAGTTCCTTGAAAATCTCTGATGTGGCATCATTTACTCTTTTTTGAATCAATCCTGGTTTTGCAGCAGAAAGTTTAGTTAGATTATGTTCTCTCAATTTTTCATTGAGTTCATCTTTATATTCTTCCGCCTTTCGTAATTCAACTTGCAATTCGTCGATCTGTTCTTGTGTTTCTTTTGCACTTGCTTCTAGACGATCAATTGTTTCAGTTGAGACTTGAACTGTTTGTTCGAGAATTGCGGAATTTTCACGAAGACGATTGATTTCGTCTTCTGCGGCTTGAATCTTTTGATAGCCAACGTATCCAATACCACCTAATACAATGAGAAAAATTATCGATAAATAAATTCGATCAATCATTTGATTATTAAATGTAAATGAGAAAAAAGATACCGACAGTCAAAATTGCACAAGAAATAATGATCAACGCAATTTGTTTCATGTCAATATATGTTGCTTCTTCAATTTTTTGTGCAGGAGGAGTGAATGCGGGAGATTCTGTTTGTCTTTTTTGTGCATGTTCAATCACCTCTTGCATCCAATCTGGACCCTCAACATTCGGAGTCTCGGTTCGCCGGTCATCCAATGTTCTTCTTTCAGAAATTCTTCTTGGTGTTTTTCTTCTGTCATTCGTCACAGCAACGGTGTTGACTCTTCTGTCCATCATCATTCTTCTTTTTTGTTCAATCCTTCTATCATTGACTCTTCGATCTGTTTGAACTGTTGATTCGTCTGACATATTTGATTTCAATATATTTTTGTATAGATTCCGGACTTGACAGGAACTGCATCGATCATTTTTTCTTTTCCATTACGAAGGCCGTATGTCCAAGCCCATTCAAATTTACCATCGATGAGAACAGAATATAGAAAGCGGTCATATAATCCATGAACATCATGACCACGATATCCTTCAAGGTGGTCAAGCTCACTCCATGTGTCTTCATGATAAATTTCATATACTTCACCATAAACACGATTTTGAAATTCAATTGCAGGTGCCGGTCTTTTTTGTGTCAAGACCTGATCGACATCTTCTTTGAAATCTTTCAAACCAAAAAGACCAACATATTTTTCTTCTGGAACAAAGTAAGGAATTCCATTTTCATATAAAGTTCCTTCAGTTGTCGCATGAGCAATGAAGTTTTCTTTTAGCAGAATGCGATGATTTGGAAATCCTCGTTTCAATGTTCCATAAACAAAATAAAGCATTACATCCTTTTAGTTGATGAAGAGTGTTTGAAAAGTTCTTCCCGACCAATGGTCCTTCGAAGTTGAGCCGGAACTTTATGTGACCATTTAGGTAAGGCTCTCAGGAAGAACTTCGCAAACACTCAAATATATTTAGCAAAGTTATTTAAGTTTTTTTTACTATTTATTTGAGATGTGGATTGTAAATGAGGCGTATCAACGAAACAAAATAACATAACCCGAGGGCAGCAATGTGCAATGCTAACATCTAAGCAATGGTCTTACTTCGGGAGCAAATAAACAAAGAAGGTCCGCCAAGACCTTACCCCGAAAACATTGACAACCAGTTTGGAGGTTTCAGTAGTTGTGTTTCAGCATATTGCTGATATTGACCGTTTCTTACCTACAATCCACTGGGCGTCAGATCAGGTCCTCATTATCGAGAACTTGAACTTCCGCTTCCGATAAAACAATGGTAGTGCGTATATTTAGTTCGAGCACCTGCTCATTGATTGAACGTTGAAGTTTTTTAAGAGAACGAATCTGTCTGCGATATTCATTCAAATCATCTTTATCCATCAGGTCGGTGAACACTTCGAGATCACGGTTTCGTGCATAAAGACTTTCTTTCAAACTTTCATTTCTCTCTTCGATCTTTTTCATTTTTTCACCAATCTGCTCAATGGTGAGCATTCGGCCTTTGACACCAGCGATGGTGTCTTCGAGCAGGTCTCTTTGCTCAGAAACTCGACGATGCTCGGTGAGCTTTGTGTTTAGACCACACTCGGCATTTGCAACACCAACCTTTTCACGAATGCCATAAAGGACGTTGATGAGGTCGGTCTTACGCTCAAGGTTAGTCCTCCACTCGCTAATGGCTTCAGTCACTTCATCTGCAACTGTTTCACGCTCGTCGAAAGAGCCACGTGTATCCACTGAAATGTTGCGAATTGCAGACTGAATATCGGACTGAAGGGCGCTGGCTTTGCGTAGATTGATTTGCATAATATTCTCCTTGAGAGTTGTGTATTCGTTTATTTTATTTAAAGATCTTAGCACACTCTTTTTGAGATGTCAAGTCTTTTTAACTAATTCTTTCTTTTTTGCAATACTAAAAAGTTTGATTGCTGTATCTTCGATCATTTTGTATTCGTATAAACCATCTTTCATCCAATTCGGAATCTTATTTGCGCCATATAAAGCACCGGCGATTTGTCCTGCTATTGCTCCGATTGTGTCGGCATCACCACCAAGGTTGATTGCTTTGATGATTGTTGATTCAAAATCACTAGCATTCTTGACTGCCCACCAGGCAGCCTCATAACTTTCTCGAACATAACCAGTCGGTTTTACATTTTCACGGGCTATCTTGTAGTCAACTGGTAGTGTTGGTGCATAACGATAATAGAATAACTCTTCGGCAAATGCTGAAGAATATTTTATACATTCAGCACTACCATGTGTCAAAATTGTCTGTTCATTTGCTTTGTGTTGCGCCTCTTCAAGAGTTGCTGAAGATATAATCACAGGCGCCATTCTCATCAACGCACCGTTACCGGATGACTGCGGATCTGTACTACCTTGATAAGGTGTCGCTGGGTCTAACATCCAGTTTTCAAGAGCAGATCGACAAGTATTACCAATATCAAAACAATGATCAATTGCAGAATATTTACCAGTTTGATACCAATCGAGAAAATTCTGCATTACTGTAACTGGATTCCATTGACCTTGATTCTCAATGATTGCATCGGCAATTGCAAGTGCCATGCTTGTATCATCTGTCCATTGTCCTGCTTCAATTGGAAATACTGAACTTTTCTGATAATTCGTGATGAAGTCTCCACGGTCTCTCATTGGCATGAATTCAAGTGCTGAACCCATTGCATCACCGATTGCAAGTCCGACCATCATTCCGATTGCGTTCTGTTTTCGCATTCGCATTCACTCCATAATCATATTATTGATTTATAGATCATAACAGATGAATTCGCAAATGTCAAGTCTTTTTAACTAATTCTTTAAGTCCAAATACGTCATAACCATAATATAATGTTAGCCAGAGAAACATAAAGATAATTGCATTCACTAAGGATCCATAGAATAAAATATTCATAAGAATTTTTCTTCTCTTTGGATTGATTTGAATAGTCTCTGGTAAATGATGCGTAATATGGTCAATCAGTTTATACATGTGGCTCCTGATTTCCATGGTCATCACCCGGTGCTAAATTGTCTCGATGGCACCAGTAATCGTGACGTTTCTTTATTTGCATTGGCCAAAGAACAAAGAATAGAGTAATCAGAACTGCTCCAACACCAAATGCTAAAAATAAAAGACCACCAAATACTATATCAAACATTTTTCATCCTTGTTTTATAGTTATTGAGTTGAATTACATTGTCAATATGAATTGGTGTATAATCTGTCCATTCAACACAAACACAACGATGATTTTTTGTAGGACTTGGATTTTGATGAATATGTCCATGAACATTGATCATTTGGCTGCCATCTGGATATTTCAGCAAACACGATTGATGAATCGGAACATGTGTCAGAAGCATCTTTTGATCTTTGAGTTTCTTCCACATCTGAATGTCATCGAATAAATTTTCTTTGACTGTCCAAAGAATCGTGTCATGGTTTCCAACAATCAAGACCTTGTCACCGGGCAAAGAACGAAACGTATCAATAAACTTTTGGTCTTTTGTGAAGTTGCCGAAAGCTACATCACCAAGGTGATAAACAGTATCTCCTGGCTTGATGGTTTCGTTCCAATTGTCGAACATACACTCATTCATTTCATCGACTGATGAAAATCTGCTTCCACGAATTAGATTTCCATTTGTATCTGTGAATTTCAGAATGTTTTCGTGACAATAGTGAGTGTCTGAAGTCAGATAGATTTCACTTGACATTGTGTTTCTCCTTATTATTTATCATGATCAGATCATAACAGATTTCACAGAAATGTCAAGTTTTTTTGAACTAAATAAAAAAAAATATTTATCACAATTCTCAAGTGAACTTATGACATATCAGTTAGATGAGTGGCAGCAATTGCGCTCTGAACTCGAAAATGATTCGATTTCATTATCCGAATGTTTTGACCGTTGTCTTGAACTCAATCAAGGAAAACATTCGAATCAACCATGGAATTCGAAACAATGGCAAGCAACTCGAAAAATTCTTCTTGGCAATCAAACAGTTTGTCAATCTTGTGGTGTTGATACTTCTCTCTTTCGTGAGAAAAGGCTTCGTTATCTTGTCCTGCAACATCCTCCTGGCTCAAAACATCAACTCTCAATTGTTGGAGAGTGCGAGAGCAAAGAGGATTTTCTTTCTTACATAGACTCAATCATTTCCTATCGTTCACTCGAAACAGTTACATTCGAATGTTATCGTTGTTCATTTCATGCGGACTCAAGCTCTCCTGTGATTGCAATGCGAAAGCAGGAAAGAACAAGTCCGGCAATGAGAAAGGCAAAGCGACTCAAGAAAAAGTATCGTGAGAAGAAGGTCAAAGGAATTGCACTCACGGAACATTTCTTATTCGAATAAATTTAGAATTGGTGATTGATATGATTCTTGTTTTTCGTGACGAAAGATTCTTGTCAAGTCTAAATTTTTTTCATTTTTTTTCTCATTTTCTTGATTTGTCTGTCTCTTGCTCGAACTCAGCGAAACATTTCGATGGTGAACGAAATTCATATCATTATGAATACGTTCAACGTCTGCTATCATTTTCATTTTTCCTACATCGTGAACATTCCAAGCACTATAGGTAATTGCATTTCGATTCAAACGAGAAATGGATTGTCGAATCACATCAACAAGCCATGCGTCTCGCCATTCTTCATAGGAACTAAACATGTTTTCTGACTGCTGTTCACCATCATGATAAATTTCAAGATTGAAATAAGGTGGTGATGTGAGAATCAAATCGGCATCACGAAAATCATATTTGTTCATGTTTTCAGAACCATCGTTGATGAGAGTGCATTTTGTTGGATCAATTCCATCATTTCGAAAATGATGGACAATTCTTTGAAGATTCTCGAATGTATCTGGATTTGGTTCAAAGCCGATGTAGTGTTTTCTTGCAGCCAATGCACCTAACATCCGACCACCCCAACCACAACAAGGATCAAGAACAACTCTTCTTGCAAACTTTGAGCAGATCAATTTTGACATATGTGGACGATACATTGTATTTTTTGTCAAACCACAACAAAAATAGATACCTCTTCGAAGTTCCGAGAGATAGGGGGTTGTGTGGCTCTTACGATTCCAACGAAGAATTTTTTTCAAATTTTCAAGGTCGTTCCAATAGTCTCGAAAAGAAAGACC